AAAATTGAATGCCTGTGGATGAACTACAACCCCCAACTGACGCTTTTTTGATTATGGCAAATAAATCTACAGGAGCTTTAAAATATTATGCAATAGACGTTAACATGCGGTCTGCTCTTGCTGAACACGGCGAGGCTTGTGTAGGACGTTGCGCGTTGCTTTGCCTCTATTGTGCAGAGCAGGTCAATGGGGGGATTATTCTGGATTGTGGGACATGGAATGCCCGGCAATGGATGATCCGTGTCGGATTGGAGGGTAGGCCAGAAGATGTACCAGGGCTTTACCATTGGGAAGGAGACAACCTCGTGGTAGAAACCTACAACAAGGAAGCTGAAGAGAAAGCCTTGAACCAGCGGCGCGGCGGAAGGAAGGCCGCAGAAGCCCGGTGGGGTAAGAAAGAAGATGAAAGCTGTACTACGGAATGCAATGACCTTTCTAATACAGAGAGTAATGCAAAACGCATACCAGAACGCAATGCAGATAGTAATGCGGACTGCATTACACCCGGCAATGCTAAGGAAAGGAAAGGAGAGGAAAGGAATATAGGGAGAGAAACTACTACGGTGGACAGTACACCGTGGGAAGATGTTCCTCCACCGCCTCCTGCCTTTTCCTCTCCCTCGCGGCCTCGGATTGCTGACAATCATCCTGCAGCAGATCCCAGGGCATGGCAGTTCATTGTGGCATGTTTACAGGTCAATCCTGTGTGGAGCAAGACGATGCCAACTGCCCAAGAACAGGGGATAGCTCTGGAAGCCTGGGAAAGCTGCAAGGGAAGTGTGACCCCCAAAGATATTCGGCTTTTGCAAGCTTACTATGCTTCGGACCTAGACTCCGACAGGAAAGGAAAACCGTTTTGGAGGCCCGATTCCAGAAGCAGATTTTGGGAGAAGTTCAACGATGTGCTTACACACGCCACACGATGGGCAAAGGAAACACGTTGGAAGCCCAAGACACAACAGGCCACAAAGTCAAAGGATGAACCCACGGATGCCGTCAGCGCAGAAAATAGCTTATCCATTGAAGAAGCTTTGAAAGCTCTGCATGACCCAAATTGGAACCCCAACGAAAATATGCATGAAAAGAAGTAAAAGCCTTATCAACGAACGAATTAACATGGCTCTGTTTTACATGGAGCAAGGAAGCTCCAAGCAAGATGCCTGTTTGGCTGCGGGAATCACGGCAGAAAACCTTGCCTATTACACTCGCCGGGACCCTGTATTGAAGAGGAAGGTTGACCTGGCAATGTCCAAGGGAGGATTTAGAGCTTCAAATGGTTCCTTTTTTACACGTAAGCCCCCTCCTGGACGTAAAAAGAATGTCAGTTTATCCGAGATACAGCGGAAATGTGACGAAAGGTTGTCAGATGAATAATGAAACGCCGTCCCGTAAAAAGGACGGCGTTTCTCTTGACTTCGTGGAATGCTTGAGGTAACTACTCCGCAGAACGGTTTAGTCGCCGTTTTGTGTGTGGCGGCTTCCGGGGGCAGTTTGCTGCCGGGAGCCGTCATTGCACATCATTTGGCATGGGCCTGCTGAACCTCCTTTGTGGGAGTGTCACCATTCAGGCAGTCAATCCATTCACTTTCTTTGCCGGCTCGTTTAAAAGCCCGCACCGTTTCCTTGTTTGAGTCGGCAATGATGATTGTTTCAATCCATTCTCCCTTCTCTACGCAGTGATCTCGTGCCGATGCAATAGCATTTTCAATGGAGGTTGCCGCGGAGGTTGAGCTGTTGCCGTTGTTGCTTGTCGCAATCCACCTGTATTCGTTGTTCATTGTTTAGTCGTGTTTTGTGTTAATGCCGGAATTTCATATCCGGCATTGAAAGTATGTTTAACCTGATAATGGACAACAAGCATTTTCTTCAAAATTCGTCATATTTATTCAAAAGATAATTCCTGATAATTTTTTGATTGCGCTCTATAGTCAGTTTCCTTTCAACATAAGTATGAAACGTCTTGATGTTGAAGAAAAAGCCAGGGTTATTTTATCAGGAGTGCCGGTATTCTGTCGCTACGATGAAATACGTAAAGTAGCTGACTTGAAGGAAAATCCGGATAATCCGAACCGTCATCCTGATACGCAGATTGAACGACTGGCTGAAGTTATCAGGCTGGCCGGATGGAGAGCTCCTATTACTGTTTCTGACCTTTCCGGTATGATCGTCAAGGGGCATGGCCGCTTGGCGGCGGCCAAACTGGCCGGATTGGAAGAAGTGCCTGTAGAGATGCAGCACTACGAAACGCCAGAACATGAACGAGCCGATTTGATTGCCGACAACCATATCGCAGAATTGGCTGACTTGGATGATGACGCCTTGAAGCTTCTCATACGGCAAATGTCTGAATCAGGTGAATTCCCTCTTACGTTGACTGGTTTTTCCGACCGTGAAATTGATGATATGTTAAATGAGATCCCAGAGGACATTCCAGAAGATTTGAACCTTGAGCGTGATGAAGCCGGTTCCACATCTCAGAACTTTGTCAAGTTTGGAACAATCAAAATTATCTTGAGCGAAGAAGAGGCCAGACGCTTCAAGGAATTCTATGATCGTTACCTCAATGATAACGGTAATGTGATGGGGATATTCACAGAATTGTTGAACAAGGGAGACAAACGATATGCGAATTGAGTTCATTGAACGCTATCCTATTGCGGCCTTGACTCCGGCTGATTACAACCCCCGGAAACTGGCAGAAGATAAATTCCTGAAATTGCAAGAGAGTATCCGGAGATTCGGAGTCATCAAACCTGTCATTGTGAATGGAGATAACGGTATTTTGACTGCCGGACACCAGCGTACACGTGCCATGATAGCCCTGGGCATGACGCATTGTCCCGCGGTCAGAATCAACGGTATTACCCAGGTTGATGAAATCAGGTTCAACCTGTTCCACAACAGCGTAGAAACCAATAAGAGCAAAGCTCGCGTGTGCGGAAACCTTTCTGCAGGACAATACCATATTGTGCAGCCAGACCACCTTTCCTACGAAAAAAATGATAATGCGACCATTGTTTTTGAAATGGGCCGCCTTATCATGAAATATGGGGAATGGGGTTCCATCGTGTGCAATACACGGGGGGATGTGCTGCTGAATAGTGACTATGCCGTTGCCTCCAAGCAACTGAAACGTGAGGTCATTTGCTACGTGATCCGTGATGAAGACGAACAGGACATGCTTGAACTGCTGGGAATTGAATACGGACAGTATTACTATGATTCCCTTGGCGTAAAATCCTACAACCAGCTTCTGTGCCAGATGCACCGTCTCAACGGAGGCGGGAAACGTGACCTAAAATCGACAACATACGAACGATATGTGATTCCCAGGTTGCGTAAGGACATGCGGATTATTGATTTTGGGGCGGGCCGTTGTGCGTATGCTCAGATTTTGGCAGGAAAGGGATATCACATTTTACCTTATGAGCCACACTTCCAGAGGGAGGAAAAGCTTGATGTTCGTGAAGTAGTCCGTCAAATACGCCTCATTGAACGAGACATTGCCAGATCCGGACTATTTAATCTGGTCGTTTTGGATAGTGTTCTCAATTCAGTCGTCAATTCCAAGTTTGAGCATTACGTCTTGACTGCCTGTAATGCCCTGGCTTCCAAGAATGGCATGTTGATACTCGGCACGCGCAATAAAGGGTTTCTGGATAAGGCTTTAGACTACAAATACACGAACGCCCCAAGCCGGAACATTGAATTTCTTGATAAAGAAAACTTCTCTGCCACCTTCCGGGCCGGGGTATGGACCATTCAGCATTTCCACACCCACGCAACATTGAGGAAATTGCTTGAGGAATACTTTTACGACGTGGAAATCATTGGTGTAAGGTCTGCATCTCAGATTTATGCAATAGCCAAACGTCCTCGTAAGCTTGACGATGACAGAGTAAGGGAAGCTCTGGAAATTGAGTTCAACATGGAGTACCCGGGGGAATATCGCCATAACCAGCATAGGGGGCTGGTGGAGCTTATCATGACCCGTTTGAAAGGAGAGAGATAACATGAGAGCATTGGATTTTGGATTTGGATTGCTGAAAAACGTTTGGTCCATCAGGCCGGGGCAGAAAGCCCCTTTACTGGATATTCTCATTCTCGTCGCCATTCAGAAGGGGTGTGTAACCAGAAAGGCTATTCTGTCAGATGTGCCGGTCAATGAAGGATCATTCTTCGGTTCCATCCGTTCCCTGTTGAGAAATGGCTTTATCACCCGCAAGGAAGATGGACGGCATCACGTCAATTACAGATTGACTCCGAAAGGGGAATCCCTGATTGCAAAACTCTATACCGTTACCAAATAATGGAAATCAAGATAGATGCCAGCGATTTATTGAACCAGCTTGATATGCTGGATGAGCGGGCACGTAAGGTCGATGACCTGACGGTAAGGGACATGAAACGTCGCGTGCCCGGCGCCGTCTCTGCTGCTACTGCCAGTGTGTACAGAATCAAAAAGAGTGAAGTGGCGTCATGCTCAGCCTACGCTTACGATTACACAGGGAGAGGGAGAAATGCCGGAAAGGCCCATGTTCGTACCAGTTTCCAGGGCACGACGATAGCCTCCTTTGCTGTAGTGTTCAAAGGCAGGAAGCATGCAGAGTGGAAGACTACCCCCAAGAGACGGCCCAGGACAAAGATAACGGTCCGTAAGAACGGAGTACGGCGTAGAGTACCCAAGCCCTACAAGGTGACGGTTGAAACGTTCAGAGGAAAGCCAGCGGTCATCAAGGGTAAAAACGGGAACAGAGTATTTGTTGTGGATGGCAGGAATCGGGCATTCGTAGTTGGTAAGAGCAACCGCCCGATGGTTCATGCATCCACGTCCGTTCCTCAGGCCATTACAAACAAGAAGGTCAAGGCTATATGGATGCCCAAGCTCAATCGAGACTTGGAGAGCCGGTTTTACCACCATTTCAACAGATTGATGCGGTGATGGGAATCGGAATGGTCAAGGGGCGGCGGCCGAGGGGCCAAGGTACTGTCCGGCAGCGTTGCTCCATGCGCTGGGCTCCACCCCAAATAAGGCGCATTTTTCAATTTTTTTTTCGTCGTTTGGTTCACCCCCCCATGCGTCGATTTTCGGAAGAGAGGGAAAAAGCACGAAATGCTGTTGAAACGGCATGAAACCGCTACAAAAGAGCATGAAAGAAGAGGCCACTAAATCCGAAGAAGCCGGGAAGGGTTACATTACGGCTGAGAAGCTTGCCAAGCTTCTTGACCTTTCCGTCCGCCGTGTTCAGGCATTGCGAGCGGACGGGGCATTTGTGACCGAGGACACACCCATGGGAAAACGATATGTGTTCGGAGCATCCCTCGTTTCCTACATCAAGTACCTGCAGAACCGCCAAGAGACTTCTTCTCTGGAACGGCAGCGCCTTGAGGCGGAAGTCCGATGCAAGAAGGCCAAGGCGCGGATTGAGGAAATCAAGCTGGCCCTATTGCGTGGCGAAGTTCACAAGGCCGAACATGTTCGCACTCTCATGAATGGAATGGTCCAGGAAACGAAGGCTGCCTTCATGGCTATTCCTGGGCGCTGCGCGGTGGATTGCGCCGGAGCCTCACCGAATGAGGCAGCGATTATTCTGCGAAAAGCCATTTTCGGGGTATTTGAAGAGCTGGCTGCCCATACGTATGACCCCTCACGATTTTCAGACCTCATGAAAGAAGACGGAGACCAGATGTCCAACGGAGACGAAGAGGAGGAAGAATCATGAATTCCCGGGAGAAAAGACATCTTGCAGATCTATACAATGAAGCGGTGAGTCTGTGGCTGCCCCCGGAGGATCTCTCCGTTGACCAGTGGGCGGACAAGTACCGCCGTCTGGCTGGTGGATTATCTGCAGAAGCCGGTCAATGGAGGACGGACCGAACCCCCTACATGCGGGAACCGATGTGTGCCTTTTCAGATCCGAACATCGAGGAAATCGTTTTTGTGGCTCCTTCCCAGGTGGGGAAGTCGGAATTGGAATTGAATATCATTGCCTACATTATTGACCAGGACCCGGGAACCATTCTATACGTCCAACCGAGAAAGGAAGATGCCATGTCGTTTTCTCGTCTCCGCGTGGCTCCCATGCTGAAAGCATGCGATAAGATTCGTGATAAAGTGCGTGACGTGGAGAAGAAGGGGCGGGGAGCAACTTCCACCGTTTTGCAAAAGTCCTTTCCGGGAGGTATGCTGACCCTCGTTGGCTCCAATAGTGCGAGCGATTTGTCTTCTCAGCCGGTGCGCTACGTCATCGGTGACGAGCTTGACCGCTTTGCAACAAGCGCCGGCAGAGACGGGGAACCTTGGGAATTGGCAAAACGCCGTCAGAATACCTTTTACAACCGAAAGCGCGTTGCCGTTTCTACTCCCACAATCAAGGGGGCGTCTCAAATTGAATTCCTCTATACGCAGGGCACACGCGAACGGTGGAAGACGCGCTGCCCACGGTGCGGAGAATATCATGAGGTGCGCTTTGATGATATCCAGTTCAAGGCCAAACCGAAACGGATAGCAGGGAAGGAATCGTGGTATGTTGACGTTACTGGATGGAAATGCCCCGGATGCGGGGAAGTCAGCGAAGAACAGGAGGTCAAAAAATCAGATTCCCGCTGGGAAGCGGAGAATCCCGATGCCATTCGGAATAACCGTTGCCGGTCATTCTGGCTCGGAGGCTTTGCTTCACCTTGGCGCCCGTGGAAAGATATCATCCAGAATTTTTGCAAGGCAAAGAAAGATCCGGAACGGCTCAAAGTGTGGAAGAATACCGATGTGGGTGATTTGTGGGAAGAGAGGAATACCGTCGCCGATGAAACTGAATTACTGAAACGGGCAGAGAAGTATCCGGAGAATGCAGACTTGCCGGGGGAACCTGGTTGCGGCCCCCTGATTTTGACGTGCGGCGTGGACTTCCAGCATAAATATGCCCAATATGAAATTGTTGGGTGGGGACACTATTATGAGAGCTGGGGGGTACAGTCCGGATATATTACCGGGTCTCCGGATTCAGACGAGGTGTGGAAACAGTTGGACAGTCTCATTTCCCGTCCCTACAAGTTTGCCAACGGCAGAGCTTTGCGGGTTGTCATGACTTTTGCCGACTCCGGCGACGGCAAATTCACGAATGAAATTGCACGGAGGTGCAAGGAAAGGCAAAAGGCCAATGTGTTTGCCGTAAAAGGATGGGGTACTCATGGGCGTCCCTTTATCACACCTCCGAACCGTGTACCGATTGCGGGCAACAAGAATAACACCTACATTCTTTATAATCTCGGGGTGAACGCCGGCAAATCCGCGATTATGTCTGCCGTCCAGGTTCAGGCTCCGGGGCCAAATTACATGCACTTCCCCGACGAGTCGAGAGGGTACGACATGGCCTATTTTACCGGGTTATTGTCAGAAGTGGAAGTGGTAGAGGGAAATGTGATGAAATGGGTAAAACTTCCCGGACATGAAAGAAACGAGGCTCTTGACTGCCGGAATTACGCACGGGCAGCGGTGAAGGTCATCAACCCGGATTTTGATGCATGGGAACGAGCGCTTCGGGATGCTCCGTCCAAGACTGCCAAGGTTTCTACTCCACGCCGTCCGCGGCGTTCATCTTTCAAAGACCGGCTTTTTGACTGAGCCATATACACGTTGTTGTATTTTCCGGCGCCATCATGATTGCCGTAACGATGGCAACCACGCGCACCAGCAAACTCCGGGAACGCCTTGTTGAGTTGAATGAGGACAAGAGCGCCGTCAAACAGGCGATCAGAAATGTTTTGTCCGGCAAGGCGCAGAGCTACGGAATCGGTACACGCAACAAGGCTGCGTATAATATGTCCCTTGGGGAATTGAGGGTTTACCTCCGTGAAATTGAAACGGAGATAAGAGAGATTGAGCGTGAACTTTCCGGGGGTGGACGCAGATGCATTGCCTTTTTTGTCCCGAAAGATTGTTGAACATATGGGAAAGAAATATACAGCGAAGGTTCGGAAGCAGTTCAGGAATTACGGCTATGGAGATGCCGGAGCTTCCAAGACGCGCCGCGCCTTCAAGAAATACCACGCTGTTTCCGGCTCTCCCAAACAGGATATTGACCGTCACAATTCCGTTCTCCGCAGCCGGGCGCGCTCCCTTTACATGTCGGCGCCACTGGCGACTTCCGCCATCAAGACCTTGAGGACGGCTATTGTCGGGCCGGGGCTTTACCTGCATGCACAGGTGGACGGCAAGATGCTTGGCATTTCAGAAGATGAATCCAAGAAGCTGAACAAGCTTCTGGAAATGGAGTTTGAGTTGTGGGCGGCTGACCGCAGGTCTGCCTCCGTTTCCGGGTTAAGCGATTTTTACGAACAGCAGCAAATTGCCCTGATGGCCTGGAAGACATCTGGAGATACTTTCGCCCTGTTTGATGTAGGTGAGACTGATATTCTGCATCCCTACAGCTTGCGCCTGCGGCTGATTGAAGCCGACCGTGTTTGCACTCCGAGTACCACCAATGTATCCCCACTATCTACCTATGGGAAGAATACCGATACCGGTAATAATATTTATGATGGGGTTGAGGTAAATGAGAAGGGGCGTGTAGTCGCATATCATATTCGCAATACTTTTCCGGGTGAATTGTCAACTGAAACAGTAAAATGGGCCAGAGTTGAGGCAATCGGTAAAAGAACCGGAATGCCGAATATTCTCCACATCATGGATGCCGAACGTCCTGAACAGTACCGTGGTGTTACCAGTCTTGCGCCATGCATTGAGAATATCATGCAGTTGGGACGTTACCTGAACAGCGAAGAAGCCGCCGCCCTCCTGCAAACCTGCTTTACCATTTACGTTACAACAGAAACGGATGGTGACGGACCTGCCCTGAAACCTCAAGGTCTGTCTTCCGATGCCGACGAAGAGGGGGGCGATGAAGATGACCGGAATCCTGAGGATTATGAGATGTCTCCCGGTGGTGTAGCCTTCCTGCGTCCGGGAGAAGATATCAAGAGCGTTGACCCCAAGCATCCCACGAATAGCTTTGACGGCTTTGTCAGGGCTGTTGCTACACAGATTGGCGCCGCTATGGAGGTTCCGGTTGACGTGTTGCTCAAGAGCTATAATACGTCTTATAGCGCGGCCCGTGCTGCATTGCAGGATTTTTGGAAGAAGGTTGTGATTGACCGGATAGAGTTTGCTTCCACCTTTTGCAAACCCGTTTATGAGGCATGGTTCTGTGAAGCTGTTGCCCGCGGGCGCATTTCCGCTCCCGGCTTTTTTACCGATCCTCTGAAACGCGCCGCCTATCTGGCTCATGAGTGGAATGGCCCGTCGATGCCTCACCTTGACCCGGTGAAGGAGGCTACCGCCATGGAGATCATGGTACGGAATGGCTGGAAGACGAATACCCAGGCAACAACGGAGCTGAACGGCGGAGATTTCAACAAGAATGTGGAACAACTTCTTCAGGAAATGGACCAATTCGCGCCCCTGCTTGTGATGATTTCCGAGGCAGTTTCTATCAGAAAGAGCTTGTCATCAGACAGCAGCAAGAAAGATACCGAACAACAACAAGAAAATGAATACACCACCTAAATTCTGGAACGTGGTTGCGGATGAAAGTTCCGATACCGCGGAGATCGTGCTTTACGGCGATATTGTTTCCCAGCAGCCCGTGGACTTCTGGACCGGACAGGCTATTGAAGGGAATTATATCACCCCGGAAGGCTTTCTGGACGATTTGTCCAAATGCAAGGGAAAGAACAATCTGACTATACGCCTCAACAGTTGCGGCGGGGATCTGTTTACCGGCATTGCCATTCACAATGCCCTGAAAGGGTTCAACGGCAAAAAGACGGTCATTGTGGAAGGGATTGCCGCTTCGGCCGCCTCCGTCATTGCCTGTGCAGGTGACGAGGTTCAGGTTTATCCCGGCAGCATCACCATGATTCACGGCGTTTCTACGTTTGTGTTTGATGCCCTGAATCTGTCCGACATGAAGAAGATGGTCAAGGCCATGGATTCCATGGAAAATGCCATTGCCGCCATTTACTCCGCCAAGACCGGAAAGGAAGTAGGAGAGCTCCGCAATCTGATTACGCGTGAGACCTGGATGACCGGCCAGGAAGCCATTGACAACGGATTTGCGGATACTCTTATCGACGGAGAAGTGGCGAACAAGCTGCAGCTCGTCGCCTCCGCTTCCGGAAAGTTTGTCTTGCAAGCCGGTGGGCATGTTCTGTCTTCCGATTTTCGGGCAGCCATACCGGATCGGTTCCATGTCGCCGTCATCAATTCCGTTCAATCGGAACAGACTGCCGAAGGAGATTCTTCCGAGGATGACCTTCAGGCAAAGTTGCTGCAGGCCGAGCAGGAACTTGCCGCTGCGAAATCCGAATTGGCTGCCCTGCAGGAGAAGATGGCAACCAGTCAGGAGCCGGACGCCAAGGCAAAGGAGGAAATTATTGCTCAGGCCATTGCTGAGGAACGCAAGCGCCTTTCCGACATTGAGGCCATTGCCAACGGTATTGACCCGGAACTTGTTCAGGATGCCAAGTTCGGAGAAACGCCTATGACCGCTCAGGAACTGGCATTCAGAGCCATGAGCTCCGGCAAGTTTTCCGGCGCCAACTTCCTCAATTCCCGCGCTGCGGATTTGCAGGATAGCAATACTGGAAGAGTAACCATTGCTCCCACAGGAAACGAGGTCGGAGGTAATTATACTTCCAGGCTGGCAGAGGCCATCAAAGCCGCCAACGAATCTACCAAAACCAAAAAATAAACCATAGAAAAACCATTAGTATGGACCCAAATGCAGTAACCACCATTGATCTCACAGATCCGCAGACCTTGATCGCCATGGTCCGCGGGTTGGAACCGGCGCCGAGCTTCCTGCTCGATACCTATTTCCCCTGTGACCCAGGCACAGATATTTTCCACAGTGACAAAGTGCTTGTGGACTATGATACCCAAAACAAAAAGCTGGCTCCTTTTATCAAGGTAGGCAGCGTCAATAGTGACCGGGATACGTTTTACACGGATGAATTTTCCCCGGCCCGTATCGCTCCTTCCCGGTTGTTGTCTGTCGATGACCTGAAGAAGAGAGGGTTCGGAGAATCCCTCTTTTCCGGTATGGAGCCAGACCAGCGCGAAGCGGCTATTGCCGGACGTGATTTCATCGACCTTAAAGACCGCATCCGCCGCAGAAAAGAGAAGATGGCCGCAGATTGCCTGACGGCGGACGGCTACGAATGCCAGTATATTGACAAAGACGGGAAGCCCACGGAGAAGAAGACTGTGGCATTCCACGGAGATGTCAATGACTGCCTTTATACGCCAGGCAAACTATGGGATGCCGCTGACGCCAACCTTTTTGGTGACTTGAAAGCCATGAGCCGCGTGCTGACGTCCAAGGGCTGTGCCGCCGCTGACGTGATCGCCGGCGCGGATGCGGCCGAACTGATTCAGTCCAATTCCTACATTCAAAAACTGTTCGACAACCGCAGATTTGAAATGGGTAAAATTGAGCCGAAGCTTCAGGAGTCCGGCGCTCTCGTGTTGGGATTCATGAACGTGGACGGCGTTCTTCTGCGCGTTATCCAGTACATGAAGGAATACGAAGACGAGGATGGAACCATGACTCCCTTCATCGCCCCAAGCAAAGTCATCATGACTGCACCCAATGCCGGAAAGACCCTGTATGCCTCCGTCACTCAAATGGATGAGCCGGGCGGTCCGTTCAACACCTACGCTGAAAAGTACGTTCCGAAGTATATTTCCAACCATGAAGACGATATTCGGAAGTTCATCCTGTCCAGCCGTCCGCTTCTTGTTCCCAAGAAGAAGGGATGCTGGGTGTGTGCCGACGTGCTGACGGCCTCCGCAGGTGCATAAGTCTCACAAATATTACCGGAAAGGAATAACGCTTATGTTTATTATCAAGGTAAAAAGTAATTATGGGCAACACGAGGGAGGACGTGTCATTCTCCGGCGCCCGCAGGATCCTCCCTTTGAAATTGATCCTGACAAAGGGCAGGAATTGATTGACCGCGGCATTGCCGTATTGGTGTCTTCCTCATCTTTTGAAGATGAGGAAGAGCAGAAGCCGGATTTGCGTAAGCTGAAAGTGGCCGAGTTGCGTGAGCTGGCCACCAAGAGCGGCATTGAAAATGTGGAAACCATGAGGAAGGATGATCTGATTGCCGCGCTGGAAGCATTGGAAGCAGACATTCCGACCGTCAATCCCGAACACGGCATCGAATGAGCCTGAAAGCCGACATGAATGCCGATATCTCCGAAGTCTTCCTGAATCTGGAAGACTTCGGGGAACGGCATGTCGTGGATGGGAAAGAGATCATTGCCGTTTTCTATGATGAAGAGCTTATCCCGGGAAACCAGGATTACGGCCTTACCGTCAAAAAGCGGACATTGCAGGCGGCCACGGCAGACATGCCACAGCCGCAGGAAGCAGGATCAACGCTTGAAGTTGACGACCGGGTGTACCTGGTCGCGGCATGGCGTGAAGAACTTGGGATGTCCGTGGTTTCACTCACGGAAAATATCTGACGATTATGACAACACAAAAAGCTCTCGATGACATTGCACAATGGCTACGTGACAACGTGGTCAATGATCTTGAGTTCAAGGTTCCCCCGGAACTCAAGTCAAGCAATGCGGCCAAGTATGCCTACAATATGGGGCATCCGACCGTTTTCACGATTTTCACTCCGCCTGATTCTTCCAAATCCGAGAAGGAAGATTACAAGGCACCGAGTATTATCGTGCAGCTTATCGAGGGAGAACATGATGTCGTAAAAAGGTCCGGGTCTCTGGATGTTCGCCTGATTCTGCAGGTGTGGAATCCCGGCCAACACACGCCGGGCAAGTTCACGCCAAACGCCGAGGGATGGCGGGACCTTGTGTCTTTCATTGACCTGACGAGGGATCGCCTTGAAAGAGCCGTCATCATCAACGGCCACCGTATCAGGACGGATACCCTGACTTTTGGACCCATGCATGAAAACAGGGTACTGATAGACCATTATCCGTTCTTTGTGGGGCACATTTCTTTTTCCATCGACTTTCACAGTTCCTCTTCTGATTTTTTAACAAACTTATCATTATAATATTATGGCTACTACATACCTACATGGCGCGTATGGAGGCATTGGGGCGACCCAGGCCAAGAGCGCGATCCAGTCCGGGACGATTCCCGTTTATTTCGGGACCGCTCCCGTCAACCTCGTGAGGGGATATGCCGATTCCGGCGTCATCAATACCCCCGTGAGGCTTACCAATTTCACGCAGGCCCAGGCGGTTTGCGGGTATTCGTCAACCTGGGCATCTTACACGCTTTGTGAGGCTGTGAGCGCCCATTTCAACAATCCGCTGGGAAATTGCGGACCTATTTACATCATCAATGTTCTTGATCCCGACAAGCACCGGAAAGCGGAACAAGTGGAGAAGGTTCTCACGTTCACGAATGGTCGTGCCGAGTTCATCAGCGACGCAATCATTCTTGATACGTTTGCCCTGGCCGATATGGCCGAAGGAACGGATTATTCCCTTGATTACGATTTTACACGTTCTTGCGTGATTGTGACCGTGAAGGACCGCACGAAGACGACGGTGAATGCCACTTATCACGTTGTGGACAGCTCTGCCGTTACGGCAGAAGATATCATCGGCGGCGTGACGTCCGAAGGGGAGTATTCCGGAATTGGAGCTCTTCCCCTCCTTTATGCTCAGGAATTTCAGGTTGCGAATTTGCTGGCCGCCCCCGGGTGGTCCCATATTCCAGCCGTGTATAATGCCCTGATTACCGCCAGCCAGAAGATCAACGGTCATTGGATGGCTTTCGTGGCGGCTGATATCTCCTTGGAAAATGCAGGAACCATAGAAGCCGCCAAAGCCTGGAAGAAGGCAAACGGGTACACATCTGAATATTCCAAGGTGTTCTGGCCCCAGGCAAAGACCAGCACCGGAGAGATTTACCATCTTTCCACACTGGCCGTTTGGGTGATGCAGATGGTGGATAATGACCACGATGGCGTTCCCGGCGAGACCTGTTCCAACAAGGCGGTGCCGGTCATTTGCCAGTATTTCGGCGATGGTGCCAAGAACAGAGGTTTCGACCAGGAGACGGGGAATGCACTCAACGAAAACGGAATTTCCACCGTGGCGCCATTCAATGGGAAGTGGGTTCTTTGGGGCGGCCATACGGCAGCCTATGCGTTCGGGGTAACGTCCGATGCACTCCATATCTTTGACACGAATATCCGGATGCTGGAACACATCGTGAACAGCTTCCAGAAGGAATGGGCGCCAAGGGTTGACAAACCGATGACTATCCAGCTTCGAGACGAGATCATTCACCGGGAAAATGACAAGCTGGCCGGGTATGTGGCCCAAGGATACCTTGTCGGGAATCCGGAGTGCATTTTCCTTCCGAGCGAGAATGCCGATTCTGACGTGATGAACGGAGATTTCCGCTGGAACCTGTCCGCCACGCCCACGCCGCAGTTCAAGAGCGGCACCATCTCCGTTTCCTATACAGATTCCGGTCTGTCCGTTTATTCAGCATAACACCCAATATAGAAAGGATTATTATTCATGAAGTTTCAAGAATTGAAAGGGGCTTGTATTGCTTCCTCCGTTTACGCGAAAGGGGAACAGATAGGGTACAATATCCCCATCAAGCTGCCTGAAGTTACTCCCGTTATAGTAGAAATCCAGGCGGCTGGCGGCAAACTGGAATTGCCAGTCTGGCAGCAGGTGGAGGCTATGGAGGCATCCATTACCAAGACGGGCGTCAGCAAGGAATTCCTGGAATCCCTTACTCCGGAGCCGTTTGATCTGATTTCCAATGTCGCCCAGCAGAGCGTGTCCGCTGACGGTACCAGTACCGCCCAGCATATCAAGGCGTTCATGCGCGTGATTCCCAAGTCGGCACCCGGAGTGGAGATTACCGCGGGAGAAGCCAGCGAAAACGAACTTCCGTTTACTGTCCTCTCCTATCAGCTTTACGTGGACGGAAACAAGTATCTGGACATTGATGTCGTCAAAGGCGTGTGCTGGATCAACGGCAAAGACTACTCTGAAAGCATCCGCAGCATGCTTTAATATCAACAATTAACCATCAACACACCATATTATGGAAAAAATAGAATTACAGTATCCGTTTCAGATCAACGGTCAGGATATCCGGGAAATTGAATATGATTTCGGGGAGTTCACGGCCAATGATTATTTCACCGCCATGAAGAACCGCCGCGGATATTCTCCTGAGGTCACTCCCGTGAATGACTACGGAATGAATTATTCGATTGGCGTGCAAGTCATTCTGGCGAGCAATAAGGGGAAGGGATGGACCGTGGAAGACTTCGACCGCCTCCGGGGAAGTGACGTTTCAAAGGTCATGCTGGTTGGTCTGAATTTTTTTGGAGCCACGCCCGAGGAGCAAGCGAACGAGACCTCCGAAGGGCGATCCGAATCTACTCCGAGCGATTCCACGCTACCCGAAAAGAGCTGATGGAAATGCCTCTCGTCGATTTCTGGACGGAGTTTCAGGAAGCCGCAGAAGATGCCGAGAAGGAACGCCAGAAGGCGGAAAAACAGAACGCGCACCGGCGCAAAAAAAGGAGATAGACCATTATGGCGCGGGAAAAGACCATGAAAGCGACCGTAAGCATCGGCGGGGTAATTCACCCGTCTCTGCAACGGACGCTTTCCCGTGTCCATAAAAGTGTTGGATCTCTGGTGTCCAAGTACAAAGCCCTGGGCGCCATTACACTCACGGGGGCGGTTGCCGGTGTAGCCGCCCTCGGCGCGGTTACGGCAAAGTCCGTTGGTCAGGCCATCGAACTTCAAAAAGAGATGTCCAATGTGGCAACCCTTTTGGACGGCGATGTTCACAAGAGGGTTGGAGAGCTGCAGAAGGATGTTCTGGATCTTTCCGACACGACATCCGTTTTTACGAGCGACCTGACCAACGGACTTTATGAAACCATTTCCGCTTTTGGGGACAACGAAGAGACGATCAAACGGGTGGGCATTGCCGCGAAAGCCGCGAAGGCCGGGAATGCAACCACCATTGAGAGCATTCGTTTGTTGTCTGCCGTTACAAAAGGGTATGGCGATACCTCCGCCGCCGCTATGGAAAAGGCGGCAGACATGTCTTTCCAGATTGTCAAGCTGGGTCAGACTACCTTTCCGGATCTGGCCGCCAGTATGGGACGTGTAGTGCCGATGGCCGCAGCCATGCACATCAAACTGGAAGAGTTGTCCGGGGCGTATGCTACGTTGACAGGCGTGACTGGCGGCGCTGCCGAAGTGTCAACACAACTCCGAGCCGTCATTCAGGGGTTTGTGAAGCCAAGCAAGGAAATGGCAGCAGCCATCAAGCAATCCGGCTACAAGAGCGGTCAGGCCATGCTCCAAACGCTGGGTCTTCACAAGTCATTACTCCTACTCAAAAAAGGTTGTCGCGGGAATGCCTTGGCCTTGACCAGTTTATTCGGCTCCGTTGAATCCGGAACTGCAATTTTGGCCCTCGTTGGTGCTCAGTCCGACAACATGGCCGCCAAAACAAAGGCCATGTTTGAAGCTTCTGGGATTGCAGAGAAAGCCTATGCGGCACAGATGGATAATTTCGCTGCCAAATGGGCGAAGATTGTCAATATTGCCAGAAATTTCATGACCAAGATAGGGATAAAGATTCTTCCCCTCTTGGAACGCATGGCTGATAAAGCTCTGCCGCATGTCATCAACTTGTCAGAAAAGTTGGTCAAGGTTCTGGATTCGGCAGGGGAATCCATTACCAAGTATCTTGAAGAGGTGGATTTTGAAAAAGTCATTCAGGGACTTAAAGATACCTACAAATTTGTTGTCAAGAACTGGAAGTTTTTCGTCGGAGTATTTGGCGGCGCTCTTGTTGTGGCTATCGGTGCTGCCGTCGTCGCCATCGGCTGGATTCCCTTTGCTATTGCCGGTGTAGTGGCTGCCGCTGCATGGCTGTGGAATAGTTGGGATGATATCTGCGGCTGGATCAATGACCGTATCAGCAGCGTTGTAAACTGGTTCCAGACAAATATGCCGGGGCTCGTCGGCGTCATGCAGCGGGTTTATGAAGGCATCAAGGAAGTGCTGTCCTGGTTGTATGAGAGGTTCCGCGTGGTGTTTGATGCCGTTTTGGCCGTCGTGAAAGTGATTGGGCCACCCATTCTGGATTTCATCAAGGCGACGTTGAGTGTCGTTCTGCAGCAGGTTGAGGTTTACATCAAGAAGGTTATTGCCTGGATTGAACGGATATGCACAGCTTTCAATAGAGTGTACGATGTAGTGAAGCCTCTATTCCCGCTGATTGGCCAGATGCTGGAAACGGCATTCAGGAATTCCATTCAGAGGGTTATCGACATGTTGAAAGTGCTGATGAAATGGATTCAGAATGTGTTCGCCAAGATCAATTCCATGATCGAGAGCGTTGCAAATATACAGCAAGCTGTTACTGGTAAGGTAAAGGGATGGTTCGGATTCGGTGGTGAATCCATGCCGGCCAAAGCAGCCGGCGGTTTTACGTCCGGACCGTCTATTTGTGGAGAGGCAGGAACGGAGGCTGTTATTTCCTTTGATCCCCGTTACCGGGCGGCCAACCAAGGGTATTTGATGACTGCGGCGGAAATGCTGGGGATGGATGTTGCCACCCCCGTGTCGGAATCCAGACAAAGCGTTGTGAACTACAACGTAGGAGGCATTACTTTTTCCCCCGTTATCAAGGCTGGGGAAGGAACCAGCAAGCGTGATATTATCCGGCAACTTCGTGAAGTCATGCCCGATTTGATTGACATGATTGAAGACGGGTTGAATGAAAGGAGCAAGGGACGATATGCCTGACGATTATTCCATTTACACAGCCCGAGGGGGTGAGACCTGGGACAAAATAGCTTTTGATGCATGGACGGAGGAAGCTCTGATGCACGTGCTGATTGCCGCAAATCCGGATTTGGCCCATATCGTCATTTTTGAAGGCGGGGAGAAGGTTCGGATTCCCGTCATGGATGAACCTCAGAATACGGAGTCCCTGCCTCCGTGGAGAAAGGGGGAATGAAATGTTCGGAGCTCAAGTAACATGGCAGCTTTTTCCTTTTGGCCCCATCCTGGGCCATTTTCTGCCAGTTTCAGATTTTGAGGCTTCTGCAGGCATCAAGATCGAAGAGGATACTGAAAATGGTATGTCCCGTGTAACGGGGCGGGAATTGCAAACGTGCGGTTTTTCCATCCATGTTTCCAAACTGACGGGTGGGAATCCCTGGCTGACGTTTGAAGCGTTGAAACGCCTGAAAGGAGTGAGTGCTCCCCTGTACCTGAGCAGTGGCGCCGCCTGGAGCTTGTCCAATTCCGTGCTTGATACATTGCAGACATCCGACTGGCGTCAGGCTCTTACCTTGAACGGTGCGATAGGTCTGGCAAAAAGTCTGTTTTCCGGCACGTCTCTTGGAGGCGTTTCGTTCATGCTGACGGACGTTTCCTGGGAAGTAGGCATGATCGGGAAGGATGGAGAGATCATTGATGCCATGATTTACCTTTCTTTCACGGAAGATGCCGGAGAGCGGCAATCAGGCGGTTTGCGCGTATTCATCAATGATGAAGATATTACGTCCAGTATTTCCGTCACAGGGTGCATTTATGAGATGCACGCCGAAGGGGAAGCCGATTCCCTTGAAATACATTTTGCGGATACCAAACGCCGATGGGTAGGTTGGAAACCGAGCAAGGAAGGGGATACCGTCAAGATTACAGACGGAGTGGTCAATTCCGGTGTGATGTTCATTGAATCTCTCAAGCCATCTTCCGGGGAATACACTTTGCGGGCTTTCAGCGTGCCGAAGTCGGCTACAAACAAGAAGAGCCGGAGCTTTGAAAACATGTCCCTTCCTCAGTTGGCCGCTACTGTAGCCCGGGACAACAAACTTTCCGTTAAGAATTACGGCGTGAGCGATATCAAATACCCGTATGTGCAGCAGCGCGGGAAGTCTGATTTGGCTTTCCTGCACGAACGGTGCAAGCTTGCCGGGGCATCTTTCCTTGTCTATGACAAAACACTGTGCCTATATGATGAGAAGACCATGGAGAACCGGGACTGTGCCAAGATTTTGACATTGGGGCCGACCGTAGAGACCAAGTTCACGGATGACGCCCATACGGCCTACAGCTCTGCCAAGGTAAGGAATTCATCTTTTACCGGAACCGGCGCAGATGGAGATGTGAAAACGGGGAAGGAACTGGTCACGACCATTTCCGAAATGGCTTCTACTCAGGCTGTCGCCAACCGGATATCCCAGGCCATTCTCCGGGATGCCAATAAGAAGAGCCGCCGTGGGGAGGTGTGCATGAACACGCAACGGGAGTTGGCAGCCGGAAGTGTGGTTCAGATTATTGCCAACGGATGGATGGGAACTGCCTTTATTTACCGTTGTCGCCACGACTTGAAAGCCAAGAAGACGCGTTTCTGGATCAGGAAACCGCTCTCATATTGACGACCATGAACGTACAGAAGGGAAAAATCCACAGTATTATTGATGGAGGCAGGAAGGCCCGTTGCGTGCCTGATAATGATCCTGGCATTGTGACTCATGAACTGGTGATTCCGTTTTACTGGCGAGAGACGATGGGGAATATTCGCGTTGGAGAATCCGTCTATTATCTGGAAGATGAATCCATGGGAGGATACGTCATAGGAAGATGTGACGGTGAATGGGACGGAACCATCCGGGGAAGTCTGACGGTGACGGAGGATGTGACCGGAAAAGGTGTCAGTCTGGCCGAACATACGCATACGGATTCTCAAAACGGAGAAACGACGCCTCCCAAATGACCTGAGCCATATACACGTTGTTGTTCCGCTATGATGGATTCAGGCTTGGGACAATGATTGGGTTTTGGGGGACACATGTTTTTGAAGTTTCAGAGCGGACAAATAGCCCGTTGCTGGACGGCATGAGGCTTAATTCCAGTCTGGAAGTGGAACAGCAGGAATCCACGGAAGCCCAAAATCCTCTTGATTTGAAAGGAGGCGACCAGCCGCAGAGTTTCGTCGTGTCAACCATGAGCAGCATTCATGCCGGTGGTTTGCCTCCGATTACGGAGTATAATTCATGGGTACGTGACCTTGGAAAGTCCATGCCATTTATCCTTGGAAACAGGATTTACGGCCCTGTCCGGTCTATCCTCATGAAGGTGGATATTACTAATTGCGTATTTGGACCAACGGGGGAAATGATGTCCTGTGATTTATCTTTGGAGTTTATGGAGGACAAGCCCCTTTCCGTAACCGGGAAAGACGTCAAGGAACGCAGGAAAGGCCCCTCCAAGGGGGAAAAGAAGGCCAAAAAAGGAAGTATGTCTTTCGCTTTTACAGATGCGGACAGAGCTGAGGCGAAAAAATTACAGAAGGAGGCCGGAATTAAATGAAAAGTTCAGGAAATGGATTGCCTCAACTTTGCCTTGTCAACCTGTTCAGGATGACGCGTGGAGAAGTGCGATTTGATGTATTGCGCGGCATGGACAGTTCCATCACGGACAAACCAGAGACGGCCGCTCGTCCGTTGCTGATTGCGGAAGGGTACTGGCTGGCCGCCCAGTATGAACCTCGGATATCGTTCAACGGAATTGATGTGGACGGTATGCCCGAATTGGGGAATTACGATTTAACGGCAAACGGAACCATCTAACAATATGCAGGAGGAACCCATCAATTTTACCGATATCGACGCTGGGAAACTCAAAGATAACCTGTTGGCACAGATGGAAAATGCCACGGGTGAATTGCTTTATCCCGGAGACGAACGGAGGATTTTTGCGGAGGGTATGGCATATGCTCTTTCTGTCCTGGTATCCAGTATGAACGAAGCCTGCAAGTCACGCCTGTTGACCTATGCCAGGGGTAAGGTTTTGGATGCGCTCGGTGAACGTGTCGGGTGCAGCCGATTATCTCCAACGCCGGCCAGAACCATTCTCAAGTTTTCGCTGGCTGCTGAAAGAACGGTGCCGACGATTATCCCAGCGGGAACACGATGCACAGCAGATAACACGATATATTTTGCCACAGATTCAGCGGCCATGATACCTACCGGAGCTATGACCGTGGAAGTGGCGGCCACCGCTACGGAGGGAGGGATAAAGACAAACGGCATACCTGCAGGGGGAGTTCAGACGTTTGCTGATGATGTACCGTTTGTGGCCGGGGTTGTCAACATTGCAGAGAGCGCAGGAGGGGATGACGGGGAGCCTTACCCGTCTGCCATTGATCCGGTAAATGGGGATGATGGAACCGGTGATAATCATTACCGGGAACGTATCAGGCTGGCGCCATCAGGATTCACGACAGCAGGCACAGCCGGAGCTTATTCTTATTTTGCCAAGTCAGCGAGTGCCAATGTGGCTGACGTGAAAGTGATTTCCGATCAGGAGGCCGGAACCGTGTTGCTTGTCATTTGTGAAGCCCATGGAGCAGATCCCTCAGAAGCCACTCTTCGAGAGGTCTTTACCGCCGTGACTGCCGATGATGTCAAGCCGCTGGGAGACAAGGTGAGCGTATCAGGACCTTCCCCCCTCGAATATGGCATCGAACTGACTTATTACTGTTCCAAGGCTGAGGAATCGGAAACTGTTCAGGCCATTGAAGGGGCAGGGGGAGCCATTGAACAATACCGCGAATGGCAGAATAGCGTGATAGGGCGAGATATCAACCCGGACCGGTTGAGAGCCTACCTGCTGGATACCTGTATTCGCGTGGACGTGAAAGCTCCTGTTTTCACGTCCGTTTCCGATTTGCAGATTCCCCGCTGGAATGGACGAATCAATGTGTCCCATGTAACCATTGAAGAATGAACCTGGAAGACATAGATATCAAGAAACTCCTTCCCCTGTTCATGCGAGCGGGAGAGGATAATTGCGCTCTGGCTGATGGATTGTCCGAAGTGTTGCAGCCGCTTGCTCAGCAAGTCAAAAGGCTTTCCACCTGGGACCAGTTAGGCATGCTGGGGAACGCTGAACTTGACGCTCTGGCGGCCGAGCTGAATATCTTCTGGTACAATTCCGATTACTCCCTTGAGCAAAAACGAGCCACGATTCTCAATTCCGACAAAATTTACATGAAGCTCGGAACCGTAGGGGCCGTGGCTGATGTGGTGAATGATATCTTCGGAGGGGCGCGCGTTGAAGAATGGTTCAATTACGGCGGCCAGCCCCATTATTTCCGCATTATTGTAGATAATCCAAGCTCCATGTCCAAAGAGAATGAAGCGAAGTTTTTGCAGATCCTTGAGCGTGTGAAACGAAAATCCCAATGGCTGGAAAAGGTAGTCAATGAGATTTTGGCGGGCATCCCGATGTATATTGGGGCAACCGTGGCCGTCCATAAATCATTGAGCGTGCGGGTGGACGTATGGCAGGAACACACGCCGGACATTGGAATCAATGCAGGATTGGCTTTTTCTACACGTCAAGCCGGTTCCGAATCTCCTAAAATTTCTATTAAGTAAATTATTATCAAAATATTATGGCATCTTTTCAAAATATGGTAATAACCACCGCAGGGTTAGAATTGCTTCAAGATTTGATCCTTGAAGGCGGGACGCCATTGACTTTTTCCGGAGTAGGCGTTGGAGATGGTTTGTTGGAGGATTCCGATATAACGGCCAGGACTTCCCTTGTCCACGAAGTTCACCGTCTTCCCATTGAAAAAATCGAAAAACAGGAAGGAGGGCATATAAGGGTTTTTGCGCGGTTGGCTACCGACATTATTACCACCGATTTCTATCATAGGGAATTGGGGGTATTTGCCAGGTACGGCGAGCAGGAGATTTTATTTGCATATGGGAATGCCGGAGATGATTACGATTTTATTCCGGCGACGGGAAACAATGCCTCTATTTGTAAAACCATTGTGACGGAATTCACGGTAGGGAGTATGAAAGCTGTTTTCCTTCCTCTGGATTCAAAAGATTTTGTTACTCACGAGGCGATGAATGCTCAAGTTGAGGAAGTAATCACCCGAGAAACGAGGAAAGTTCTCGAGGCTATCCCGCAAGTGGATGCCGCGGGCAATATGACGTTGCCCGGAGGTTTGACGGCGGCGGGGGCTATTAACGCTAACGGCGGGATCAATGTCCCGCTGGCTGTTGGGGTTCCAACGGACATGATGGCCGTCAATCGGGCGTACGCCTTGGGACTGGCCCACACGGTAATGATGCACCAGGCACATGCTTATTGGTTGGCATCCTCCTGCACGGCTACCAACGGTGTGACCATCAATCATGTGGTTCCCGGCTGCTATTGTGAGGCACGGCTGGGGGCCAATAAGCACACATCTCTGACGATGCGCACGACGGGGGTGATCGGCGGTGGGAATTATAGCAAGATACTGGGTTACTCTATCCCGGTTCGCAATAGTGGTGATAGCCCAGGGGCCTGGATCAAAGTGTCCATGCTCATAGGTGCAGGGGGAAAGTGGACAGAATACCCTGATGCGGGGATGGACGATTACCGCTTCAGGCCTGCATCAGGTAGCGCCCCGTCTATTGCCCGATTGGTTGAAGTGTCTCTCTATTACGATGATGGGTGCAAAGCCCGCGTTCGTGAACTCATCGGCATCGGCAATCCTCGTCAATATGTTGTCCGCACCACTGAATCCAGCCTGAATTACGACGGTAATACGGGCATAAGCGCGGGGGCTTACCGTCTGGTGATTGCCCAGTCCGCGCTATCTTACACCGACGCCCTGGCCGCCGGAGTATGGCTGGTGATAGGAGGTGCGTCCACTGATACGGTTATCAAACTGGCGGCCATCAGGGGATGGGATACCTATCATGTCTCCTCGGCACCTACCTTGTATTTGGATGCTCAAGCACCCAGCTATGGCGGGTATATCCAGATGGAGCCCCCCACGATTATCAACGGTATAGGCAACAATACCTATGTACGTTATGGATTGGAACCTTATCAGCGCAGCTGGATCACTACGGAAACGGAAGAGCCGTACACTGATGAACAACCGACGGAATAATACCATGAACAATGCAGAAATACAGATTCAGTTTCCCCGTCCCGGCCAGTGGAACAAATTCATATTGACGGCCATCTACCGGGATGCAGACGGGTACATCCGCACGGACCGCTATACACAGGACGATATGCCAGCAGATCAGGCCCCGGCCATGCAGGCTGTAGTTGTCGCGCTGGTTGGCATGGGCGAGGACTGGCAAGCCTCACAGGTGTGGGCGCGGCTAGGTCATGTGTTGCGTGATTATCCGTTCCCGCCGCCTGATGGGGCGGGAGAGTGGATTGAGGCCATATCATTGACTGTTGAGGCGGTTAATGACCAAGTGGGACGCCGGATTTTCACCCCGGCCCAATATCAGGAGTTCACAATCACAGACCCCGCCGCCGTCGCATTCTTTAAATACTTCATCACCAATAAATAGCATGAACATCAATAAACAAGACATTGAAAAGGCCCTACAGGCGGCATCCGCCCGTTGGGGGAATTGGGTTAAGTACGTGATTGCCGCCATCATTGGCGCGGCGGCCGTAGCCGGTTACATCACCGTGACTGGCTGCGGGCATAACGTGGACATTACCCAAGGCCGCACCGAGATCTGCAAGGACGGTTCCTGCCTAGTGCTGGAGCCGGGCCACCTGTCCTACAGCCAGGCCCAGCCCGCAACGGACACGCCGCCCGTCGTTCAAGCCCTGAAAAAGTAAGAATCATGTGCCAGCCGATAGATTGGGTTCTGCGCGTAGTCAACACTGTCCGCGCGGTTTTGGATGGCAAGAACGGTATTTTGACGCTGCTGATTGTCGTTCTCATGGGCGGATTTGTCGGCATGGTATTGATTTACAATGATTTCAAAAGCTTCTTGCAGGAGCAAACCAAAAACTACGCTATTCAGACGGAGGTCTTGAGGACAATAGACCTCCGTCTATCCAACCTTGAACATCAGATTAAATGAACACTACAGAAAGAAACATGGCTGCGGCCATTCTCCAATTTGAAGATGCCCGCGTCACCGGGCCGGATTCCCTGCGCGTTTCCCGCCTTCCCGCCGCCGACAA